GTCGACGTGCCGCTCGTCGAGGTCCGTGATGCTCTGGACCTGGAAGCTGCGCCCCTCGAAGATCAGCCGCGTCTCGAGGCGGATGCCCGGGTGATACCGGCCGCGGACGAAAAACGCCGCCTGCCCGTCGACGACCTGCGTCGCCGCCGACTGCAGCGCGCAATCCCAATCGGGCGGGGTGAGCGGCCCCGCCGGATCGTCGAACGTCACGCGATGCCGATACGCCCCAATGCCCATCGCTTACGCCAGCGCCGGATCGCGATACATCGCGAGCAGCTTCTGGAGCTCCTTCCAGATGATGGCCTCCTCGGAGCGCGCGTTGCTGCCGAGGTCGTCGCCGCGGTGTTCGTAGTAGTGGACCGTCAGGAGCAGGATCGCGTGCTTGACAGCGACGGGCGCCGTCGCCGGCGTCCAGGTCGCATCACCCGCCGGGCCGAGGTACGCGAGGACGGCCTCCTCAGCGGTCGCGAGCTTCTCCGCGACGTCCGTATCGTGCGCGGCGTCGGTGATGCGGAGCTGGATGGCCTTCACTTCGGCCACCGTCCAGAGCGGGCCGGCGAGCGTGACTCGGGAGAAGGTGAGCGTCACGGCTCGGCCTCCACGGGCGCCGGCGTCGGCGCCGGGGTCGGCGTGGGCGGGGCCGGGACGGCCAGGTCCCGCATCGCGAGCGCTTCGAGCGAGTAGTACTGCTGCTGGAGGTACGGCGTGTCGCCGCCGGGCACGGGGCCGAGCCCGAAGTACTTGAGCCGCGCTTCATTCGGTGACATCGCGCCGGCACTGATCGCGTCGTGCGCGGCCTTCGTCTTCGTCGCCGTGTCCATCCAGATCAGGTCATCGAGATCGAACTCGGTGCCGTACGGCGCCGGCAGCTCGAGCCCGGCATCGAGCGCGGCCTCGATCGCCGTCAGATGCGTCTGCAGACACTGCGAGTGATACTGCAGGGTCGACGCTTCGTTGTTCGCATACGGCGGCTGCTGACTCGAATCGACCATCGAGATCGGCACGCCGAAGCAGCCGGCGATCGTCTTCGCCGTCCAGTTCACCTGCTCGATCCACTGCGACTCCTCGGCCGACGAGCCGACCGCCTCGTACTTCATGCCGTTCCCGACGATGGCGGTCTTGCCGGCGCCGAGCGCGTGCCACGTCTCCGAGAGCCGCCGGGCGGTTTCCGGATCGATCTCGGTCGGCGCGATCAGCATCCCGCTCGGCCGGCCGCCGCTCGAGAAGAACGACGTGGACGCCGCCTGCATCTCGAGGCCCTGGCGCGCCGCGCCGCCGCAGGCGTAGAGCGGCGACATCCCCACGAGCGGATGGAAGGCGCAGTTCCAGCGATCATGAATGATCTCCTTCGCCGGGACCACGAGCGGGGCGCCGCTCGTCGGGATGCCGCCCAAGTCGTTGGTCTGGAGCTCGTAGTAGACGCTGCCATCGGGCGCGACGAGCGGCTTGACGCGGCACGGGTCGAGCACGTCCATCCGGATCACGACCCCGCGCTGATCTCGGTCCTTCAGAATGTAGCTATTCCCCCAGAGCAGCTTGCTGAACAGCCACGCTTCGATGAATTGCCCCCAGGTCTGATAGGGATTCGGCTTGCGCAAGACGGGCGAGAACGCCGGGCTGGTCGTCTCGTGCCAGATCCCGTTCGCATCGACGGCCATCAGCCGGCACGGCAGCTTCCCGATATCGGACGCGATGAGCGAGACGCAGCGAAAGACGACCGGATTGGCGAGCGCCGTCTCGAGGCGGAGCTCGTCGTTCTTCTGCCAGGCGCCCATGTAGGGCTCGCGGACGATCGGCACGTACCCGCCCGTGCCCGCCGGCGCCCGCGGCGCCGGCGAGAACACCGATCGGAGCTGCGATCGAATCGTCGCGAGAAGCGCCACCCGTGCTCAGCCCTTGTCCTTCGCCGACGAGCCGACGGTCACGGTCGTGCCCGACGGCGACGGCCAGGCGACGGCGGTCAGGTACTTGACCGTGTTCGCGCCGACCCGCTTCCAGGTGACGTACCGTTCCGCCCGGAGCGCCACCGCGTTCATCTGGAACATCGAGGCGTAGACCGTCGTCGCGTCGACCGGCGACATCGGCGCGCTGTCCATCTGCAGGGACGCTTCGGTCGAGGCGTCGATCGTCACGCCGCCGTCATCGGCATAGAGGATGTACGCGGGCTGGAGCGCGACCACGTTCGTCCCCAGCGCGTTGCTGGTGATGAACTGCAACCCCCGGTACGTGCCGCCGTTGATGCCGACGCCGGGGAACTCCGGTGAGCCGTCCGTGTTGGTCCGGAACGACAAGGCGAGCGCATTGGCCGGCGACAGGATGAACGTCAGCCCGTCGACGGGGATGCCGTTGGTCGCGAAGTGATTGATCAGGGCCATGATGTCCGCGAGCGGACTCACCGTGCCCGCCGACGTGGGCGCGCCGTTGGTGATCGACGCCGGATTGACGCCCGCGACCGCCGCCACCGCCGGATTGATGAACTGCCCGTCGATGAACGCCGCGATTCCCTTGACCATGTCGTCGCGGACCAGCGCCTCCGCGGACGGGTTCGAGAAGCGCACCAGCTCCTGCGACAGGACGACGATCCCCGCCACCTTCGAGAACCCGAGCGTCTCCATCGCGAAGGCGAGGGACGTCACCGGCTTGGGCTTCAGTTCCCCGACCCAGTTGTACGCGCCGCCGGCCGTCTGGGCGGGCACCTGGACGTTGAACGGCACCTGGCGCAGCCCCTGGATCTTGCCGAGGATCGTCGCCGCCCGGAGCAGCGGCAGGAAGTCCTCGACGATGGCCGCATTGACCAGCGGCTTCGCCCAGGTCGCGTCGGTCGTACTGCCCGCCGCGACGGCCGCCTTGAGCGCGAGCGCCACTTCCGGCGTCGAGTCGTTCCACCGCTTTTCGGCGTAGGTGGCCGCGTCGCAGCCTTCGTAGCGCGACGCGAGCTTGGCGATGGCCAGGCGCGCGAACTTGATGCCCGGCGCCACGTTCGGCCGCACGGACACGTACGGCACGGGCGGCCGCAGCGCCGCCGCCGGCAGCGCGGGCGCGGTCGCCTTCGAGATGTTCAGCGCCTCATGTTCGCGCCAGCGCGCCAGATCGGCGTCGATCGACTTCACCTGATCGCGCAGCCCGTCGTGCTCCGTCGCTTCGGGCGACTCGGCGAGCGTCTCGGCCTTGTCGGCCGCGGTCTGGAGGATGTCGGTCATCCGCGCCGCGAGCGCCGCGCGTTTGTTTTCGAGCGCCTGGATGTGTTCCTGAGATGTCTGCTTCATGACGGGCTTCTCCGTGCGGCGCGGCGCCGCGAGTGACTTCACGAGCCGGATCGTGGCGTGCGCGTTCGCGGGAATGGTGACGAGCGAGAGCTCGCAGATTTCGGTCTTCAGCAGGCGCCGGACGCCGGGTCTGACGTGCTCGATGGCGTCGTCGAAGATGCGGAGCCCCACCGAGACGCCGGACATGACACCGGCCTTGAGACACTGCCAGGCATCATCGACGCGCGTCTTGAGCGGGCCGGGTTCGTCGACGATCGGGAGTGTCGCGTCGAAGGTGATCCCCGCGGCCGTGACCGCGAGCGTGGCCGTCCCGATCGGGTGCGACTGGTTGTGATGGAGCAGGAGCGGGAGGGGGTTCCGAAACGTCACGCCGGCCATCACGAGCATGTCGCCCTGGCGATCGAGCTCCGGCGTCGACGCGATGCCGCTGATCGTCCGGCGCGCCGGCTCGACCGACTTGACCTCGAGCAGCGCGTAGGCACGGTCCATCGCGCCTAGCAGTCTGCGCTCGCCCCTCAGCGGGTCAGGGTTTTTGATGCATTAATACTCTTGGCCAACTGGCGCCGGATGACTTCCGCCACGCTGACGTCCTCCCGCAACGCTTTCCGGCAGAGCACATCGAATTGGGTCGCCGAGAGCGTCACGCCGACGCGCACCGTCGCGCCCTGGGCATCGATCGACGGGCGCCCCGGCCGGCGCTTCATCCGACCACCAGCATCTGATAGCTCGGCGTCGTCGCCGTCGCCTGCCGGTTCATCAGGTCGACGGCCATGATGAGCGCGACGACGCCGTCGATGCGCTCGGTGGACTTCGTCTTCGACGGTTTCAGGTTCCCCGCCGGGTCACTCTCCACGGCGACGTTACTCACGCACCAGCGCAGGATCGGATCTCCGGAATGCCGGAGGCGGCGTCCGAGAATGGCCTGCTCGAGGGACTTGGTCGGCGCCGAGAGCGACGCGAACCCCTGGCGCATCGAGACGCAGACGAGCCCGTCCTGCTGCTGCAGGCGCGTGACCAGGTCGGTCGCGTTCCACGGATCGAAGGCGACCATCTGCACGGAGAACTCCGCGGCCCACTGCTGCAGGACGCGCTGGATGGCGTCGTAGTCGACGACCGCGCCCGGCGTCGCCGTGAGCACGCCCTGGCGCGCCCAGTCGGTGTACGGGACATGATCGCGGAGGCTCCGCTCGCGAATCCGCTCCTCCGGGACGAAGAACTGGGCGAGGACGTCGAACCCCTTCTCGTCGGGAAAGACCGCGACCAGCGCCGTGAGATCCGTCGTCGTCGAGAGGTCCATCCCGACGTAGCAGCGGCGGCCGGCGAGCGCCGCCCGACTGATCGGCGCCTGGCAGCCGTCCCACGCCGCGACCGACAGCCAGCGCGAGGCCTGCTCCGTCCACTGGTTCAGATACAGCCGGCGGAAGGTGTTCTCCTGGGCGGGGATCTCCTTCGCCCGGGCCGCCAGGATCTGCATCTCCTCGAGCGAGCGAAAATCGCCGAGCGCCGGGTTGGCGTGCTTCCAGACGCGGCGCTTCGTCCAGTCCGCGTCCGCGGGCGCTTCGTAGATGATCGGGAGAAACGACGGGTCGATCGCCGGGCGCTCCTGGACCTTCTTCGCGTGCGCGTAGAGCTCCCACAGGATCGAGTGCCGATCGTAGCCGGCCGTGGAGATCACCAGCAGCAGGGGCTGCTGCCGGGCGCCCATCGACGTCGACAGCACGTCATACAGCCGGCGATCGGGCGCGGCGTGCAATTCGTCGTAGATCACCATCGACGCATTGAACCCGTGCTTACTGTACGCCTCAGCCGAGATGGCGCGATAGAAGCTGCCGCTCGCCCGGTGGACGATCCGCTTCTGCGACTCGACGATGTAACACGCCGCGTCGAGGTCCGGATCGTTCCGGACCATCTGGGCGGCGACGCTAAACACCAGCCCGGCCTGGTCCCGGTCGGACGCCGCCGAATAGACCTCGGCGCCCGTCTCCCCATCAGCCAGCAGCCCGTAGAGCGCAATCGCCGCCGCCAGCTCCGTTTTGCCGTTCTTCCTGGGCAGCATCAGCAGGCACGTCCGGTACTGCCGGAGCCCATCCGGCCGCTTCTTGAACAGCCGCTTCAGAATGCGCTTCTGCCACGGCCGTAACTGGAACGTCTGCCGGGCGAACGGCCCCTTCGTATGCGTCAGGCTGTTGATGAACGCGATCGGATCGCGAGAGGGCGCCGGCGGCCCCAACGGACCATCGTCGCGGGTGGGTGCGTGGCGGTTCCAGCCCCCTCGCCGATCACGTTTCGCCGGGACGACGACGGGGTCAGGCATCATTCAGATAAGCAAAAGATCTACATTGG